GCAGTTTGGTTGCCTCTTTAAGTAATGGCGTAATAACAGGAAGAAGTTCTTGACCAACTGTGGTGCTGAATTCTTTTAATGCAACATTAAAATCACGCAATGCTCCGAATGATCCGCTAAAAGCACCCTCTAAGTCTGCTGCGCCTTGTGTTCTGATATTTGTTAGCGCTTGAATTAAGACTTGGCTGGAAATTTTGCCGTCAGATGCAAGCTTTTTCAATTCACCACGTTGCACCCCTAACACCCGAGCAACTTCGTCTAAAAGCTGTGGAGTCGCTTCATTGATAGCATTAAACTCTTCGCCAGCCAAACGACCAGAACCTAAGGCTTGATTCAACTGAAGTTGTGCTGAGGCAGCCTGTTGAGCCTCTACTTTATTGTTAACGAGTAAGGTATTAAAACCTTCGAAGATGTTTTCAATATCTTTAAGAGACGCTCCAGTGCCACCAAGACGATTCCCGAGATCTGTCAATGCAGACAAAGCTTCGACCTGACTTAACCTAAACTTTTGAGCTGACTGAGTTGCTACATCTTGGATGCCAGCAAACTGAGAAAAATTCTTAACTAAATTGTCGATTCTTGTATTAGCTGATTCAAGGTCAGAAGCATCAATGAACGATCTACCCAAGGCTGCACCGGTTCCAAGCCCAACAAGCTGTGATCTCAATCCACCTAGCCTTTTACTTAAAGCTTCAGCACCCTTAGCAGCACCACGGAATGCATTTTTAATCTTATTGCCTGCGACTTGACCCGCCGTACCAGCCTTTCGGAAAGATGAATTTAATGGACCTTTTAATTTCGCGTCTAAATTATTTATTGCATTTTCTGACTTCTTAACAGAGGACGTAATCTTATCAAGCGACCTTTGCCCCGTTACCTTGACGACAATATCAACAGCAGTCGTCGCCACGTCTTCGACCTAACACTCAACACAGTCTATCGACGCTTGCGCTTAGCCTGCTCCATCGCTTTCTTCTCTTGGTCGCTACGGATCTCATAGAACATCATCCATAGGGATAGCTCCTCAGGGGTGATCTTCTCCCTAAGCTCATTCAGCGTTTGACCTAGCTTTTCCGCAACGACCATTTCAGCTAATAGCTGGTGATCATTCGTTAGGTCACGCTTCGCTGCTTTTCATGTCGATATCTTCGTCTTCCTCTTGCTCACCAATCATCTGCAGCATCAATGCTTCTACAACGCTTGCAGGCAGTGCATTACGCAGTTCTGAGATCTCGCCAGGGTTGAACAGCGGAACGCCATTCTCATCCTTAGCCTTGCTTACAAGCAGCTGCAACGCGAAATCGGTAGCGTCATCTGACTTAGCCTGCTTCTGTGCTTTAGACCGCTCAGCCAGCGTAAGCGGCGTCATCCAAAACTCGAAACTGCTCCCATCAGGAAGTTCAACGCTACGGACAGCCGCTTTCATGCTGACCGCTTTTTTAAGTTGGTCTAATGCCTTGCCCATGGTGTAGGATAAACCCAGATGACGGAGCCAAGTGTCCATCGTACCCCCACTCTATTACACATGGGCAAACATGAAAGCAAGATGCGACGTTCCAAACCGTCCTGATTACAAATGGTATGGCGGAAGGGGAATTACTTATTGTGATAGATGGTCGTCCTTTGAAAATTGGCTGGCAGACATTCCAGAGCAGCCCAAAGGAACATCCTTTGACAGGATAGATAACGAAAAAAACTACGAGCCAGGAAACGTAAAATGGTCTACGCCAAAAGAACAGGCGAACAACAGAAGAACTAACGTATTTTATGAAATTGATGGTATAAGCAGAACACTAGCTGGGTGGGCAGAACATTACAACCTTGACTTGACAGGTTACAAGCGAGCACATGAGCGCATAAAAAATGGATGGAGTCCCAAGAAAGCCTTAGAAACCCCACCCAGAAAAGGCAAATGGTGCAGATCAGGTAAGCCCAAACGCAGACTTGACATCAGTGACACCGAATGAAATTTCGGCACTCACGGGATCGTCAGGATTGACGGAGAAGGACAGACCCAGCAGCTGAATGTCAGCCTCGATAAACAAGGAAGCATCCTCGTCAATGTTGCCCGATGCATCAGTCTTGGTGCAGACGAACAGACGAACAGAAGCACCACCTTGAGTGCGTTGCAGAGATCCTTGCAGAATTTTGTTCTGAATGGATTCTTGATCGCAGGTGAAGTAAACCGTCAGCGTGCCAGTTGCGTTAGCAAAGCCAGCTTGAGTTTTACGGAAAGATGCAAGTTCTTTACCGCAAGCTTCAGAAATTGAACAAGGCAGAGTGGTGACGTCCAGCTCATCCCTAGACAGGTCAATGCTGAAATCTCTTACACCACAGACCGTTTGGAATTCGCACAGACGGAAGATGTAGTTTCCACTGGAGCTGTCAACACGTACATCAGTAAGGTCATCAGCTGTCAGCGTATAAGACGCGTCAGCGCCAACTCCATTTTCAGCTTCAAACATAATGACATCACCAGCTTGGTAGCCACTGCCAGGCTTGGTAACGCTGAAAGATGTAATAGCTCCTAAGGCTCCAACGGTGAGAGTTACCTCCGCACCATTGCCGCCTCCTGCGCTAATAATTTCAACTTCTGTAACAGTGCCAGGGGCACCACTGTTATATCCATCGCCTTGAACTGTGACAGGAATGTTTTCGCCGGTCATTAGACCGCTCATCATTTCCTCGCCAGCTAGGCTGCCGTCCCAAGTGATGGGAGTACCATTTTCAGCTGTCGCAACTTTAATGTACGGAACACCTTCCATACTGTTGTCGCATGCGTCCTTGTCGTCTGTAAGACCTTTGCCTTCATCAACGACCCAGAACTTGTTGCCATCAACGATAACGCTGCCACCAGCGGGGGCTTGCCCTTTACCAGCAGGGATCTTGACGACCTCTACTTCTAGGCAGTCACCGATGTCGTAATCAGAGTTGCAAGGCAGATAAATGCGATCACCCACAAATGGGCAAAAGTCATCGACGCAGTTGGTAGTTCCAAGTGGCTTGAATTGAATCAAGCCCTCCTGTCCAGTCAGAACAGTATTGTCGCAAGATGCCATGATGGCTACCTCAAAAAACGTTTGCTACGGGGGCGAATTTTGGGGGCAACCTGCGGGGGCTCAGGCTTACGGTAATTCTACGCGGGCTTCAAACGGTGCAGAAACGACGGTGACTGCTTGTGGGTCTTGACCGCCTAATACTGGTGTTGGTCCTTGAATGCCTGTGACTTTAGTGCGGACATTATCGGGTAAAGGATAATCATTGATATTCATTAATGCGCAGATTACGGCATCTGCTAATTCTTCTAGCCTACGCATTCCAGTCATACGTGGTGCGCAGATATTAACCTGAACGTTGCCTTGTATCCTACGAAGACCGTTGCATAGGTCAGGTTCAAAGCTACTCGGGAAGCTTATGGTCATGATGGCATATTCATCTACTGCGCCATTTTCTGGTATTGGTTCCTCTTGTACGTTGTCATAATGCAGAATGACGCCAAGGTCTGCCAAGGCATCACGGATAGCTAACTCGTAACGAGCGCGGATAGGCTGATACATGCTCATGGCTTAAGTTTATTGAACTCTTTGACAAAGACCTGACCAGTGCGGTTGGCGATGCTGGTGTACCAATCTTTCTGTACAAGTAGAGAAGGAACGGGCTCACCTCCCCAACTACGCGGATACCCACCTTGCAAAGCAATAGGTTGGGCATAAGGCACGTTATTGCTGATATACCATGCTCCTTCGAAAGTAATTTTTCCGTTGAATTTTTCTATGACTAAAGTTCGCGATCCTGGCTTAGTAATTACGGATTTGCCATCCACAACCTTGCGCTCTGCCTTAGTACCAAAATCTTCAGGTCTTGTATCTCTACGTGGTTGGTTCTGTCCAATAAACCAAGATGATGCCATCCTGCCGCTATCTTTTGGGTTCGACTTACCTAAAGCACCTTGCTGAAGATTTAGCGTATTTGCCAATGCACCATCTAAAGCCTTCTGCAATTTAGGTACAATGTCATCAAATGAAGTACCAGTAACCTTGACAGTCATTGTGCCCTCGCTGTTAACCTAGAAGCGATTAAACCTTCAGAAGAATAGGTTGGTGATATAGAGATAATCTTCCATCGCGTATTATCG